CCTTAGTGGAGAGATTAGAATACGGAAGAGGTATTCTTAAAGATTTTTGGGAGGGGGAAATTGAGCGTGTTCAGAAGTCTATGGGCTTTAGGCTTCCGGCTAAAGTTCATTTTGACCATATTTCCTTGTCTGATGAAGCAGCAGAAAAGAATCTGCTAATTCAGTTGGCTGATAGAGATATCATTAGCATGGAAACAATAAGAGAAAGATTTGGGGAAATGCCTGATATAGAAAAAATTAGGGTTAACCGTGAAACTAGAGACAGAGTTGGGGATAGGGTTCCCCCTAAAGCCAGTCCATATCATGACCCACAACATAAAGAGTCTTTGGAGAAAATTGCTCTTACCAAAGATATGTTTAGTCCTGAAGATTTGGGTCTGCCCCCCTCTTCTAAGCCTCCGGCTCAAGAAGAAACTCCTACCGACCCTGTTAAAGATAAGAATGAACCTGTAGGTAGACCAGAGGATGGTAGACCTAAAATGTCGCGGGATAAACAAAAGCGAAAACAAAAAAGAGTACTACCTCTTCGCAAGGCCGGTTTAGATTTTGTTAATCTTACTTTGTGGGCCAATGACGCTCAAAAAACAATATCTGATATCTTAAACCCTGCGCTTCTTTCACACTATCAAAAAAAGAACGTAAGAAGTTTAACAAAGAAGGAGCAGTCGGAGCTAGAGTATATTAAGCTTGGTGTTTTATGTAATCTAGACCCCTATTCTGAAGTCAGTGCTAAGATTGTAAATGACATATTATTAGGTGGCGGTTTAGTTGTTTCTGACATTATGGATTTTCGAACTCTTCTTTTTAAAGACTTTGCTGATAAGAATGATAGACAGCCCACTATAGATGAAATGAGGCAGATTCAGTCTTCTGCTTATACTTTCAGGCACGTAGAGTAACTACGAATTATTCATTTTTTTTTGTTTTAAGTGTATATAAATATTAGGTGGAAAGCAATTATGAAAATATTTAATAGAGAAATAAACGATGGTCTATTAGACAAAATCGAGTCTAATAGTATAGCTTTATTTTGCGCAATAGATACTTGTTCGCTATCAGAAGAGTCTGTAGAGCAGATGAAAATTGTTTCTGGTAAAGAAGAAGGCTCTGAACAGCTTGATTTATATTATCTTAACTCTATTTTAGTTTCTACCGGCTGGAATAAAAATGATGACGTATTTGACCTATCCGAAACTTGGTCTGCTCGTCATACACCAGAAGATAAACAGTTTAACTATATGCATGATGAGGCCGACATAATTGGCCATATCACTGGCAATATGGTCATTGACGGTAATGGATTAGAGGTGTCTGACGACATCTCTGTTGATAATCTTCCTGATAAATTTGATATAGTAACTAGTTCTGTTCTTTACAATAGTTGGACTAATGTAGAACTAAAAGAAAGAATGGAGAAGTTGATTGCGGAAATAGAGGATGGGAAATGGTTTGTCTCTATGGAGTGTTTGTTTAGCGCTTTTGATTATGCTGTTATATCTCCTGAAGGTAATCAGCATGTAGTGGCTAGAGACGAGGCGTCTGCCTTTTTGACTAAACACCTAAAAGCCTATGGGGGCGAAGGTGAATATGAGGGTCATAAAGTAGGACGACTATTAAGAGACATCTCATTTTCTGGGAAAGGCTTGGTAGACAACCCAGCTAATCCTAGAAGTGTTATTTTAACAGACTCTAATCCATTTATTAAAACCGAAGCGAAGTCTATTAATCAACTCGATATAACTAAGGAGATAGACATCATGTCGAATGATGAACGCCTTTTGCAGCAAGTAGAAGAGCTTAAAGCTCAATTAAAGACCGCTCAAGAAGAGCTTCAGGTTCAAGCTAATGAAGCTACCTCTGAAGAGCTTGACGCTTTAAACTCTACGGCTGTAGAAAAAGACGAAACTATTACTAATCTTCAAGAGTCAATTAAGGCTTTTGAGGATAAGGCTTCTGATAATGAAGAGCTAATTGCTAAGCAGGTTGCAGACCTTGCCAGTGCTAATGAGCAGATTCTTTCTTATCAAGAAGAGGCTAAAGTTCTTACCCGCAGAAACGCTTTGGCTGACGCCGGAGTAGATTCTGATGAAGCGACTTCTATCTTAGAAGCCTTTACAGAAGCCAACGACGAGATGTTTGATGAGCTTGTCAAGCAATTGGCTAAGTTTGTTCCTTTCAAGAAGAAGGACGACAAAGAAGACGACGAAGACAAAGACGATGAAGGCAAGCCTTGGGAGAAGAAGAAGAAGAAGGATGCCAAGTCTGAAGAGTCTGAAGAGTCTGAAGAGTCTGAAGACTCTGAAGCGTCTGAAGAAGAAGATGAAGCTGAAGCTTCCGCAGAAGAAGAAATTCTTGAAAATGTGGAAGAAGAAGCCGGGGCCGCTCTCGTCGATGCGGGCGAAACGGATAAAACTAAATCTGTTAGGGCTATTGCTTCAGAATGGTTGTCAACTAATGTTTTAAGAACAACCGCTAACATCGACAGTTAACTTATGTTTAAGGAGATGATACAATGGCTTTAAAAGCTGACAGACATGAACTCCAAACTGATATTTCGTTCTTCATGGACGAAGTTGCTAGCCGGGGTGGTATTGCTTGCTTGAGTACGGGCGGTTCTGGTGCGGCTTTGGACCAATCCGCTGCTTTAGTTACTTATAAGGCTGATGCTTCTGGTTCAGTTCCAATCGGTTTGTTAATGAACGAAATGGTAAATCTTGACCTTACCCGACAGCACATCAATCATCACAAGGATGAAGTGCAAAAGGGTAGTAAAGTTACTCTACTCCGTAAGGGTTGGGTTCTTACTGACCGGATTTATCCCGGTCATACACCTTCTGCTGGGGACTTGGCTTATGTGGCACATAGTGGCTATCTAGGCGATTCTAACGTAGATTCTACTCCCGGTCAAGGAAATGTTGTTGGTCGCTTTTTGTCCACTAAGGACGAAGATGGCTACTGTAAAGTAGAAATTGGCCTTCCCAACATTAACATTTAATGTGAACCCTTAAAAGGAGAGAGATAATGACCACGATGAAAAGACCCGACGAAGCCTTCATCGAACTACTTAAGCGTTCGGGAAGTGCTGATAAGAATGAAGCTTTAGCTGCTCAAAGAGAGCTAGCGAAGGCTATCGAAATGCCGCTTCGGCAAGGCGTTTTGGTTGGTAATATTCTGGATGGCGTTTTTGAAGCTATTCAGATGGAGCCGGGAGCAACTTCAGAGTTTCCTCTGGATTTACTTGCTCCGGGTGAAGAAGATGCGTTTGTCGCTTACACAAACCCCGGTCATGGACGTATTCCAGAGCGGGCCGTAGAAGGCGATTACGTTATGGTTCCGACTTATGCAATTACTAGCTCAATTGACTGGCTACTTCGGTATGCCCGTGATGCGAGATGGGACGTTGTAGGTCGTGCCGCTCAAGTTTTGGAAGCATCCTTCGTTAAGAAGATGAATGATGATGGTTGGCATACAGTACTAAGTGCTGGCGTTGACCGTAACATTCTCGTATATGACGCAGATGCAGCCGCTGGTCAGTTTACTAAGAGAGTAGTCTCTCTTATGAAGACAGTTATGCGACGTAATGGCGGCGGCAATAGCGGCTCGCTAAATCGTGGCAGACTGACTGACGTATATCTTAGTCCCGAAGCATTGGAAGATATTCGGAACTGGGGTGTAGACCAAGTTGACGAAGTTACTCGTCGTGAAATCTTCCAAGCCGCTGATGGTTCAGCCTCTTTGACTAGAGTTTTTGGTATTAATCTCCATGATATGGATGAGCTTGGCGAAAGTCAGGAATATCAAGATTTCTTCTCTAATGAACTTAGTGGTAGCCTTGGTCCTAACTCTGACGTAGAGTTGATTGTTGGTCTCGACCTACAGTCTAATGACAGCTTCATCATGCCTGTCAGAGAGAATGTTCAGGTCTTTGAAGACGACAATCTTCATCGTCAGCAGCGCGCTGGTATGTACGGATGGGCAGAGCTAGGCTTTGCGGTTCTTGATAACCGTCGAGTTCTACTTGGCTCGTTCTAAATACGAATGCGTCACACTCGCAGGGGGTTGGCGGCGACAATTGTGTCGCTGCCGCCCCCTTTTTTTTGGTAAAGTATTATGGCTTTATTATTACCCAATAGTGTCTTTATACACATCCCCAAAACCGGTGGGACTTGGGTAAGGCGAGCAATTGAAAAGTCTATGGGGCTTGAAAAAGATAGCTCAGAGATAGTCTTACCATTAGAGAAATCGTGGGAAAAACTAGCTCACGCTAAAGCTAAAAACATAAGGCGCTATTTAAAAGGGGAGTTTAGCGACAAGTTCTCGTTTTCTTTTGTTAGACAGCCTTTAGACTGGCTTAAAAGCTCTTATATTGACAGTGTATATCCAGAATTTGTAGATTATGATTTAAGCAATTCTATTGATAAAAAAATTAGCTTCAAGGAATTCGTATTTAATAAGGGGGAGGGCTTTGTAAGCAATTGGTATCGAGAACACTTACAGTCTTATCTAGGCTTGTATCCCTGCGTAGACTACATAGGAAAAACAGAAAACTTAAAGGCTGATTTAATAGAGGCTCTTGAGTTGGCGGGCGAAAAATTTGACAGAGATATAATTGACAGCATTCCACCTCAAAGACAGGGAGCCTCAAT